TGAAAAAGAAAATCAATTTAAGTAATCTAAATCTTCTTTTTTAATTATTCTTTGTGTTTCATATGAGCTACATTCAGGACATTGGTCTTCTGCATCGATGTTTCTTGTAAGTGTTTTCCAAGACCATCTACAGGCTTTACAATACCAAACTGATACAACGTAGCCTTTCATTAATTTTTTTCCCAATTACTCTGCTCTGCTGATGCCATAGCTAATTCTTCCATCAATTCTTCATTTGTTGGAATCCTAACACCATCAGTCATCTTACTAGATGTCTGAATAAGTGATGCCAATAGTTGATTATTAGCTAATTCTATCTCTGATAAATCTGCTAATCTATTATCTAAATCTTTTATTAACGCTTCTAAAGTCATTAGGTACGCTAACAAGTCTTCTATCTGACCCATACTAACTTTCCTTATATTTGTTAGTATAAACTAGCTATAATTTTATATGATATGCAAGAATTGGTTATTTTTTTAAGGCATTGTCTATTTTTTTATTAAATTTTTCATCTAAAACTTTTTCAGATTTAGAATTTATTCCAACAAAGTTTTGCACATAAGTACCAGTTCTTAAATGCTTATAATTGCCAAAATTGTGATTAAAACCATGCAATGCAATACGCAATTTATTTTTATCTGCCTCTATGCTATTAAACAAAGTACCTGTTTCTATTAATGGTTGTCCTGTTTTGTATTCTCTATTTAAGGATTTACCATCTACATCAGTTGAATTATCTATATTTAGCTTAGTATCTCTTTCAACACTTCTAACATAGTCTTCAATATGTTCTTTTACTATTTTAGGTATTTGTCTTGCAAGTTTTTTAAAATCAGCATCAATTTTCATCTTGATTTGCATTAGGAGTCTCCTGTATTCCATTAACTGACTTATTATCATCAATAACTGCTTGTGCTTGCTGTAATGATAGGTCTTTGTTATCTCTAATCATTATTTTTGCATGAGTAGTTAGATTATTTTGCAGGTCGAATTGGTCTTTCATTATTTGGTCTTGTATTGTCTTTGGATATTCTACTTCTTGAAAGTCAATTCCAAACTCTTCAGGTAATGAAATGCCATTATATTCTGCAATTACACGCTCTACATCATACCATTCTTTTTCATACATTCTCCAAAGTGCAATATCATCAAAATAATCTTCTTTTCTATCTAAATCTTTAATCATTAAAGAAATACCACTAGGCACTTCTCCACCTGATTCTGCAAATTGTATAAATAAGTGATTATTTAACGCAACAAGTTCCATTTGAAACTTGATATTTTCTATGGCTTCCATAATATTGCCCTGTGGGCTTGTAATATTGTAAACACCTTCTTCACCCATATCGAGAATAGTATCAGAGCCAGTTCTAAGTAATGTTTGGTCTGCATTTAATCCAGCAACCCATGGTTGTCCAAACATATTAAACCTCATACCAAGATTCATTTCAGTAAGTGCAATATTTACCTGTTCATTGCAGTTTATGATATCAGATGCACCTTCTACAAAGAAAGAGTCTATTTGGTCTTCTCTATGAGTAAAAACAAAAGGAATAATGCCATATGGGTTGACTTCTTGCATAATTAGGTCACCTTCTTCGTTCATTACTCCATATTTTTCAGCATCCCAGTATTCCCATTGTAAATTATCTGTATTGGATAAATCAGATGAATTATTTAACAAAGGATACACTATAGCACTAGGTTTAAATGGATTTTCATCAAAATATGCCTCAAAGTAATATATTGGTCTATAATCAAATACACCATCCATCCAATATATTCTATTAGCAACTGTGCCTAATAATCTAGTCATTCTTTCAGAATGTTTCATTCGTACATCTTTTGTAGGTGTTAATTCAGCATATCTTTCACTATCGACATTTCTTTTTGCACCTAGTGTGTATATTCTACTAATTTTATTTATAAATTTTCTAGTAAAATTAGTTACTGTAGGTGGTATCTCATTGAATGCATCAGCTTTAAAATAATGTGATATATATTCTTCTGTAGAAGTACCTGAATAATAATCTAAATGTTTTCTTATTTCATTTCTCCTAGCATGAGACATCATTAATTTTGTTTCTGATAACTTATCCTTCATTATCTTTTCTATCATCTTTTTATCCTTTTCATCTCTTTATTCTTGATTGGGAATCTATTAATTATAAAATACCTAAAAGCATCGTTTCCATGGTCATGGTAACCATCTTTTAGCGGTTCTTCTCTAATTGGTTTACCATCCTGACTTTCAGGATATCTGTACTCTTCAAAATCTTCTATTACTTCTTTACAATTTTTATGCACATGGACTCTTCTAGTACCATCTGCACTTTCAAAAAATCCTCTAGTATGAGAAACACTATTTATTATATTTCTACTCATTCTATCTCGTGTATATAAAACTCTTATACCACTTCGTCTAAATATTTCCATATCACCAGCACCTGTTTGCCCCTGAACATTAGCTCCAGCAGGGTCACCATAATATGAAAGAACTGGATACCCTTTAACCTTAATCATTTTAATTAGGTCTTCTGTTTTAATATTTTGTTTGTGTAGTATAGAATCGAATATTCTAATATGCTCAGTTGTTCCATCAAATTGTGTTTGTATAAATAAAACTGCTGGTTGTCTATATCCAAAATCTATTGCACAATATGTAGGTAAATTAGGGTCGTATGGAAAATCTCCTACATCTAACTCACGATTAAAATCCCAAACCTTGCCCTCAAATACAGAGAACTCTGCACCAAACTCTTGACCAAACAATTCTTTAGACATATTTCTTTTACGCTCAAGAATAGCTGGGTCATCTATCCCTAATGGAAACTCATGTTGATTTCTCCAAGAGGGAGAAGAATAACTATTCCACTCATCATCTATTTTACCTAATTTATACAAATCATATATCCAGTTTCTACCTTCAGGTGTTGTAATAAAAATTACTTTACCTTTTCGACCAGCTACAGTTGGAGAAAGATACATATCCCATAT